CCCAGATTAATATGCGACCGAGATATTTCAGCCCCTGATATAATGGCTGAAATGTTTGGCGAATCGCAACCAGTATTTTCTGCCAATATGGTTAGAGAATTTTTAGATCTAAATCCAGATGCTGAAAGTATAATTTTGGAAGTTCGTTCTGATGGTGGTTCTACATCTGAAGCCCGAATTATTTACGATATGCTCAGAAACTCTGGTAAGAAAATCATTACTGAAGGTTATAGGTGCAATTCTTCAGCAATGATTCTATTTCTGGCAGGTGATGAAAGGTTGATTTCTGAAAACTCTGATAACATTATTCATCCAGTATGGATTGATGCCTATTCTTTGCCCTTTGCATTAGAGGCCGCTGATCTCAGATTGTTTGCAGATGAAATTGAAAAAGAGCAGGTAAAATTGCTTGATATTTACGTTTCTGTAATAGGTGATGATAAACGTGATGAAGTTCAGGAATTGATGAACAACACAACAAACTTATCATCTGATCAAGCTATTAATTTAGGATTTGCAACGGGGATGCTTTCAGGTGTTAAAGCCGAAAACAGCAATAGAGCCGCAACGCTTACAAGTGGCATTTCTAAATTTATATTGAACAAAAGAAAAACTGATTCTAATTTTAACAATATCGCAATGAACAAGATTGAAACAATGATTGAAGGTTTGAAAAACTCAATTGAAAAAATGAGCAACAGCATTTCAAGCCCAGAAATTAATAATGCAAGCCTTGAAATGGGAGGAGAAGATTCAGGATTTTTCTACTTTGAAGGTGATCTGGAAGTTGGCACAATGGTTTATTTTGATGAAGAAATGACTGAAGCAATTGAGGATCAGGTTTACGTTATGGTTGATGGACGTAAAATGACAGTTGAAAGCGGAGCAGTAACAGAAATTGTTGAAGCCCCAGAAGAAGAAGAAGAAGAAGCAAATCAATATGCATCAATCAATTCAAGGATTGATGGAATCGAAAACGGAATGCAGACAATTGCAGACAGTTTAAATTTACTGGTTCAAAATGTTGAATCACAAAATAAAAACATTGAGGGCATTAAAAATGCTGTTCCTGCATCAACCCCAGATTTACATCCTACGAAAAAAAATAAAGCAATTGATTCTAATGCTTCACTTGCAAGCAGAGTTGTTGCAGTTTCAAGATAATTTCAAACCCTAATAATTCACAATTAAAATACCTTTCAAATGGCACTTGCTGATATTACTTTCACATCCAACACTTACGCAGGCGAGAAGTTGGCCGACATTTTAGCCCCTGCACTATTGCCTAAGGGCGGAATGGCAGACCGCGGAATCGTAACAGTTGTTCCTAACTGTAAGGATAAAAAAGTTCTAAGAAAAGCAGACATTGCAGTCTCACTGGATGATCCATCTGCAGTATTTTCTGGAGCAGCAGGTGATGTTGTGCTTGATGAAACTGTTCTTGATTTGGTAAAATATGAGTTTCAAAAAGAACTTGATCTTACTGGTTTGATCACAACTTGGGAGAGCGCACAAATGAGAGCAGGATCTTTAAATGATGGTGAAGCCCCTGCAGATTTTATGCAACATCTCGAAATGCGAATGGCTGCAAAATTGGGAAATGCCAATGAAAGCCTTTACACAAAAGGAAAAGCAGGAACATCAACAGCAACATTCACTGCAGCATATGCAGGAATACTTGCAAATATTGAAGGTGGTACTGGATCAGTTTTATCATCTACAGCATCAGTTGCAGGATCAGCCATTTCAGTAGCTTCAAACGCTGTTGTAACTGTTGCATCAACTGCTGATCTTAAAGATGGTGATACTGTTACTATTATCGGGGCTAACGCTTTAACTTTAGTTGGAGGTGTTGCAATTAGCGGCCAATCATTTCAAATTACTGTTGCCAGTGCAACTACATTCACAATCGGAGCAACAACAACTGGAACAGCAACATCTGCAGCATTCACTGCGCACTTTATAAACCAGAGCAACGTAATACAAGCACTTTCAACAATTAAGCGATTAATTCCAAACGCTGTAAAAGATGATGTGAGAATTATGATTCCTTATAACGTAGCAGAAGCATATGAACTTGCAACGGCAAACGTAGCAACTGGTTCTGGTTCTTACTACTTGGATGGCAAAGCAATGGATTTCTTAGGTGCAAGGTTGGAAGTAATGCCACACTGGAATGACAATGAAATTGCTGCTTGGTCTCCAGAAAATGTTTTCCTTGGTGTTGATGTTTTAGGCGAAGATCAAGAGATGAGAATTGTTGACATGAGAGAAACAACAAACTCTGATACTGTTCGTATCAAGTGCAGTATGAAATCAGACATTCAGGCGGCTTACTATGCTGAAACTGTTTATATGCGACCTGCATAATTGATTGACCTTTTAAGGGGGTGTAAAATCCCCCTTTTTTTTAACCCCATTAATAGAATATTAAAATGGCAAACTGTTCAAATACTCTAACCACTTTAGCGGCATCCTGCGCTGCAACTAAAAAACGCGGAGGCTATGATAAAAGGTTTTGGATCGGATCAATTGAAGATTTAGTTGCAGCAACTGGTGTTACATACGGCACTGCGCAAGAAGTAACTGCACTGGCTTTTGATACTGGGAAAGGTTTAATCAGCTACACTGGCAAACGCTTAAAGCATTCATCAACTGGATCAATTGAAAAAGGCGAAAACACGAAGCTAAGAATGCAATCATTTACTGCAATCCTTTATGCACAAACTGGAGCAGAAAGGTTAAGCATTGAGCAGCTAATTGATGCAGAAGATGTTTTTGTTTTGGCTGAATCAAACTCTGGATCAATAGAGGTTTTCGGAATCAATAAAGGAGACAATTCTGTTTTTGATAATTACGGGCTTGATTGTGAAACTGTAGAAGATCGAAATGGTGCATTGCTGAATGATGACACATCAATCGCGCTTACTTTTACTGGTCAGCTTGAAAATCTACCTTTAGTTTTCAGTGAAGGCAGCACACTTGCAGCCAATATTGTAACACTTGATAGCTATATTGTTTGATTCTGATTTAAAGAGC